GGTTGGTGGGTTACAAGATAAAGCTGGTGGGTTAACAGGTGGATTACAAGATAGATTGGATAATATTAAATCCAGTGTGCCAAAGCCAAAGGTAAATGTGCCAGTTGGCGAAAGAATACGGATAATAAAAATAAAATAAATTTAAATTTTTTATAATTATATTATATAGAGATTAAAATGAAAGTGTCACAGTTAAAAAATATAATAAGGACTATTGTTAAAGAAGAAATAAAAAATTCTTTTAAACAAGAACTACAACAGAATTTGGTTGAAATTTTTTCAAATTCAACTTCAAAATCTCTGGATATGTCAACGGATTCACAGAATAAATCGTTAAAAGAAGTTCCTATATCTGAAAATGTAGTTGAAAAAGAACATATTAAATATACAGATAATCCGGTGTTAAATCAAATTTTGAACGAAACGAAGGGTGGCATCCCACGTGAAGGTTCAATGGTAGGATTGATGGGTGGTGATTTAGGCATGGAATCTACAACTTCATTAAATGAATCTGTACAAACACAGGTTGATGAAAATGCACCAAAAGAAGTAAAGAATGTTATGAATATGATCAATAGAGATTACAGTAGTTTATTGAAAGCAATAGAAGATAAAAAAGGTAAAAAATGAGTAAAAATTCTATTGGATTGTCATACCCCATAAGGCTTGGTCAAGATGGTTTTTTTGAAACCAACATAGATACTATTTCACAATTAAAATCAAATATAAAAAATTTATTTTTAACTAAAACTGGTGAACGACGATTTAATAATGAATTTGGCTCTGAACTACACAACTTCTTATTTGAACAACAAGATTTAGATATAAATTCAGATTTAATAAAAGATATTGTACAAAGGGATGTAAATAAATTTTTAAATGGTGTAATTGTTGATAATGTTAATGTAATTTTATCGGAAAATCAACCAAATAATACTACAAATAAAATATTTATAAGTATTATATTTACATATAGACAACAACAGTCCAGTGTGGATTTAACAGTAACAACGCCGAATATATAAAATGTCAAAAATTATTGATAAAACATTTAAAACAAACACGAAAGATATAAGCTATGTAAATCGTGACTTTACATCTTTGAAAAGTGAGTTGATAAATTTTACTAAAAAATATTATCCACTATCATACAAAGATTTTAGTGATGGTTCACCCGGTACAATCTTTATAGAACAGGCCGCGTATGTTGGCGATGTTTTATCGTATTATATAGATCAACAGTTCAAAGAAAGTTTTATTCAACTTTCAAATGATAGAAAGAATATTATAAATCAAGCGAGACAGTTAGGATATAAACCAAAAGTTACATCTGCATCATCAGTTTCCATTGATATATTTCAATTAGTACCAGCTACACGAACAAATGATGTTTCTGGTGAATATATACCAGATGAGAAATTTTATTTAGTTCTTTCACCTTTCACTATACTGTCAACTAACGATGGAAACCCATTTATTATAGAAGAAAGTGTAGATTTTAGAGAAAATTCTTCATTTTCACCAAGAGAAATATCGGTATATAGTAGGGATAATACAGGCGCACCTCAATTTTATTTGGTTAAAAAATCTACAAAAGCTTATTCCGGAACAATAGTTACAAAAAATATACCAATTGGCGACGCACAACAATTTTTAACATTAAAATTAAATGAAAATAATGTTATTAAAATATTGAATATCAAAGATTCTAGTAATACATCTTACTATGAAGTTGAATATTTAGCACAAGAAACTATACCAATCGAAGTTGATAATACACCGTTAAATAACCAAACACTGTCTAAATATAAATCTACAACTCCTAAGATATTAAAATATATACGGACAGAAAATAGATTTACAAAAATCGTAGATGAAGATAATTACACATATATACAATTTGGAGCAAATACTGATAATTTTGAAAATACCGTTGTTATCCCAAATCCTACAAATGTTGGTGTAAATCTTTCCAATTTAGATAATTTAAATATATCACTTGATGGAACTAATGTATTGAAATCCAATTCATATGGATATTCACCATCAAATACTACACTCACTATACAATATATAGTTGGTGGTGGTTTAGATTCAAATGTAAATTCAGAAACAATAAATACAGTATCCAATGTTAATTTTCAAAACAACGATCAATTTATATCAGATTCCGAATTACAGTTATTAAATGACATTAAAAACTCATTACGAGTTGTTAACCCAGAACCATCTACAGGTGGAGACGGGCCAGAATCTAATGAACAAATAAAACAGAATGCTTTAGCAAATTTTTCATCTCAAAATAGAATGATCACAGATGAAGATATTTTATTAAGAACATATTCGATGTCATCGAAATTCGGAAATGTTGCAAAGGCATATGTTGAATCAAATTCTAAAAGATTAGTATCATACGATGGATTAATACAAAGCGTTGTTTCAGATAATACGGAAGTGATAGATGTTTCTAATCTACAACCACTTGACCGTAGAAAATTTATAGAATCTCCAAATCCATTTACAAATAATCTATATGTTTTATCATACGATACAAATAAAAAATTAACTAAATTAAATGAAGCGACAATTTTAAATTTAAAAAACTACCTTTCTAAATATAAAATGTTGACTGACAGAATTAATATAATAGATGGATATATAATAAACATTGGAGTGGAGTTTAAGATATCGGTATTCAACGGTTTCAATAAAAGGTCAGTGTTAGATGAATGTTTAAATACAGTATACTCATTCTTTGACATAGATGAGTGGTCTTTTAATCAACCAATTAATTTAAGTCAATTATCATTCGAAATAATGAAAACTGAGGGTGTACAGACTGTAAATGATATTGTTGTCAATAATCTTACAATAGATGATGGTAATAATTATTCTCCGATTGCATATAATATGTCAATTGCAACACAGAATAACATTGTATATCCCTCAAAAGATCCATCTATATTCGAAGTTAAATACCAAAGTGATATAAAAGGAGTTGTAGTTTGATAATTACTAATAAGAAAATTTAAAAATATGCATAAATTTATATATCCAAACAAAGATACATACATAAATAATTCATCCACATTAAAAGATAAAAATTTTGGTATAGATGAAATATTAGAGATTTATGCTTCTAATAGAGGTAGTAAGACTGTATATAAAGATTTTTATTGGCAAGCTGTACCAGAAACCTTCTTCATATGGTAATGAAGGTTGGTTAGCATATGATGATTCTTTAATATACATATATTCAGGTAGTAAATGGCAATCATTCAATTTGACATCTGGTTCTATACCCGGAACTTCATTTTTAGCAAATTTCACAGGTAAATTTAGTAATGAAAATGATTCTAGAACATTATATGTTAGTAGTTCAGGTGGATATGCTGATTTTGCATCTGGTTCTTTTAGTGGTAGCCTTGACATTATTACAGACTCATATATTAACGGAACATTCTCAACAGGTAGTTTCTCAGGTTCAGTCCGTGCAGGTACTTCTTTCACATATTTAAATGTTAATGGCGTGGTTCAGAATTCGCCGTTAACAAGTGATGTAATCGGAACAGGCAGTTACAAGGATTTAACAGGTATTATTGACGGAAAAGCTAATACATCAATTCCATGTTCAAGCAGTTGGTATTCTCCATATAAAAATTTAGATAGTGGTTCATTTGACGGAATATTTTCAGGGTCCGATTGGCAAGGATATGTTGAAAGTTCTGGTTCAACAGATTTACATTTTGTAGATGTGGAAAATTTTATTGGTTATTTTAAGGGACAGTACACAGGTTCATTTACAAGACCATCTACCTCTGAATTTCTAATAAAACCAGAACTTTCAAGAACACTTTTGACATTTGACTTAACAAGTTTAAGTCAATCTATATCTAATTCTGAAATTTCTAGTTCAGATATTAAATTTTTGTTAAACCTCAATGCATGTGGTGCCAGAAACCTTCCTTCTAATTATACACTTTACGCCTATCCAATATCTCAAAGTTGGGAAAATGGTGATGGTAGATATGCAAATGATGGGTCTAAGTTGGGAGCAAGTTGGAATTATAAAAATTATTCCGGTGGAGAAACTTGGGTAGAGAACATATCCGAAAGTTATAAAAAAGTAGATTATTTACTTACATCTTCAAATGCAAGTGCGAGTTGGCAAAATGGTGGTGGTACTTGGTATTATGATGTACCATCAGAATATAGTGATAGTTCACATTGGATTTGTAATTCATCGGATTTCCCATCTCTTATTGGAAATAGTTTAATTGCTAGTCAGTCATTTTCATATGGTGTCCAGAGCGATGTTAAAATGGATATAACAAATATAGTTAGATCTTGGTTATGTGGATGTGTACCTAACGAAGGACTGATATTGTTAACATCTTTTGAACTATCAACTCCACCTGTCAACAATACGAATGGTTTATTACAATTTTATAGTACAGAAACAAATACTATATATTCACCCAAAATAGATGTACAATGGGATGATAGTGTATTTAACACAGGGTCGTTATCACCAGTTACAGGTTCAACTGATAATTTAGTTAATATTCAGTATTTGAAACAACATTATAAATCTGGAAGTAAACCTAAAATATTTGTATTTGCCAGAGATAAATATCCTTTGAAAACATTTAATAAATCTCTACAACAACCTTCAATGGTTACTCCAAAATACCTACCAACATCTTCATACTATATGATTAAAGATGCTAGTACAGAAGAGATCGTTGTTGACTTCAGTGAATATTCAAAATTAAGTTGTGACCCTGTAAAAGGAAATTTCTTTGTATTGAATACTGAAGATTTATCACAAGAAAGGTATTTTAAAATATATATTAAAGCTGAGTATGATGATGGAACTGTAGATGTTCAGAATACAAATAAGATTTTTAAAATTGTGAGGTAATATGGCAGAATTAGAAATCAATTATAATATTGATTTACCAAGTGTACAAAATTTCAGAGATTTTGGTACATTTAAAAATAATATAGATGAGTTTAATTCAGTTAATAATTTTTCTACAGATTATAATAATTTTTTAAAAACTAAATTAGATTCTATACAAAACAAAAGAGTAAAAACAAAAGTAGAAAATTTAGTGAGT